AGACTATCGTTTCACGCGGCAATATGGTCATGTTCTTGTCTGACGATGGCGTTTATGCCGTGGAATTCATGAACGATTACAATCTTCGTGGGGCTGACGAGCCTATTTCCAAGAACATCCAGCCATATATTGACCGTATCAATAAGGATTACGCCAATAGAGCTGTAGGTGTCTTGTTTGATAACCGTTACTACCTCGCCGTTCCGCTTGATTCCGCTCCGGGGATTGGAGATGCGCGTGGTAACAACTCAATCTTGGTGTTTAACTTCTTAAACAAGGGCTGGGAATCATTAGATACCTTCGGTGACTCTCGTTTTCTTATTAAGGACTTCGTTATTGGCAGCGCCGATGTCCGAAATAACATCTATGCGGTAACGTCAAACGGTGGATTGCACCAGCTTGAAGCCGCCGAATCAAGTAATGACTTACTCAACGTCTCAAACGTAGGCAGCGGAGGAGTTAGCGCAGCGATAAACTCGAAACTTACCACTAGGGGTTACGATTTCAAGACAATGGATCGCAAGAGGTTTACCGATGCTCAAATCAACATCCAAAACCTTCCCGGTGGACTGGGTGAGTATGAGATCGAATTCGCAGCAGAGGATCCAGACAACGCGGTATCAATCGGAACCACTACAAAGTTCTTGGGGGGCAATGTATTATCCCCTAGCGGCCAGAATGAGGCTGAGACAGCAAGCATCAGATGCCGACTAGCAGGCATTAGGGGCTATACGGGGACGGTCATCTTGACACGAACTATTGGTTCACCTAAGGTCAACTCAATTAAAGTCGCAGGATCTATCACAAACAGACAAATCATNTCACAACAATAAAGCCATGGGCGCAGTTAATACAACATACACTTTTACGGCTACTGACACGATCACTAGTACGAAGATGAACAATATCATCGATGAGACGACCATCACATCTGATGCCATCATCGGCACCACGCTGGAGGTTGCATCTGGAAAACTTAAAGTTCGTGCCGCAGGAATCACATCTAATGAGTTAGCGTCAGGTGCAGTAACATACACTAATGTTCAGCCTATTTCAAGTATGACCGCACTAGGGAACGTGACTGGAACTACTAATTTAATCTCCGAAGTCTCCATTCTTGATGAGGATGACATGGTAACTGACAGTGCGACCGCACTAGCTACCCAGCAAAGCATTAAGGCTTATACCGACACAAAAGTATCCGCATCATTTGTAAGAGGAACAGCAGTGGCTACAACTAGCGGAACAAGCGTTGATTTTACTGGTATTCCATCTACGGTTAAACGCATTACAGTAATTCTTGATAGAGTTAGCACAAATGGGTCTAATAATTTATACATTCAACTTGGCGATACTGATGGAATAGAAACCACTGGATATGATTCTGATGTAAGCACTCGTGGCGGCGATACCGCAGTGACTACTGGATTTATTTTAACAAGGAGTTCAGCTTCATCGTCAATTTGTAATGGTATTGTTACAATTTGCAACTGTACTGGTAATACATGGATTTCTTCTGGAAATGTTGTCGAAAGCAGCACTGTTAATTCTTCTACTGGTTCTAAATCACTATCCGCAACATTAGACCGCATACGCCTTGATGGTGGTGGAAACACCTTTGATGCTGGGCAAGTAAACATCATGTATGAGTAATATTTCATTCAAGTGATAACCCCAATACAATTAGCCTTATCAGTATTTAAAGAGAATTCAATCGATCCCAATTATATGCTTGGGTATCACCTAGCAAACGGGGTGGTGTTCTCAGACGATAAGACCTTTATGCTTGCGATACCGTGTGATGCGGATGACCCAGAAACACCTGTCCCAACAGAGGAAGCTAACTGTATATTCATATCAATGCTATCTGGTGACATGATGAACGCAATGGAGGCATTCCAAGACCGATTTGACTTCATAGCATTTAAGCGTCAGTTCAAGAACTCAAATCACACGAGGTTTTATTCCTGCACACAATTTAAAAACAAACTAAAATAATATTATGGGTTCCTCCCCTAAAGTTCCAAAACCAAAAGAACCAGATATCGGCAAAGATATCACTAAATATGTGGCTGGCTATAAGCAAGCACTTCCAGATATTCTTGGGCTTGAAAGCCAATATCGTTCACAGTTTGGTGATTTAAACCTTGCTGATATTAGCCAGTATCAGAAAGGATTGCAATCCATAAGGGCTGATGATCTTGCCGGGATGCAGGCTCAGACTGGACAGGTAAGGGGTCTTATCGGTGATATCAACCCTGAAGCTCAACGCATGATGCAATTGCAGAATATGCAAGCAGAGCAGGCGTATGCGTCCTCACAAGGATTGACTCCACAAGAGCGCAGGACTGCCGACCAGACAGCTAGAGAGTCATTTGGGGCTGCTGGAAGACTTGGTGGTAATTACGCAGTCGCATCCGAGCTACTTAATCGAGATTCATACTTAACAGGAAAGAGGCAGCAAGCTTCAGGTCTAATTGGGCAAGCTTACAATACATCTCAAAGCTTTTACAATCCTGCATACTCCTTGCTTGGAAGCACAACAGCAGCAGGAATAGGTCTACTTGGTGAATCGACACCTCAACTAATCAACCCTGATGTTGGGGTTAATATTGGATCTGCATATCGCAAAGACCTACTTGGCGCACAATCAGCAAACGCGCAGGCAGATGCCGCAAATAAAGCTGGTATGTATCAAGCTGGTGGTGCTATTGCTGGTGCAGCAGTTGGTGCAGTACTTATTTAATGACAAAACTTGAACATACAAAAAGATTAATACTTCGTGGAGTTGAAGCATTCCCAAAAGGGATGATTGCTTGGTCCGGAGGTAAGGATAGCATGGTTCTAATCCATATCATGAAAGAGATGGGGGTATCGTATCCAGTCATATTCTTTCGTGAACCGTGGCAGGCATGGAAATACAAATTTCATGACAAATTAATTCAAGATTGGGGTTTATTGGTGTATTCGTGGCACCCACAAGTAAGCCAATTCCAGCAAGCTGATAATGAGTTTGAAGTCCAGAATCTCTACCAAATCAACTCAACAACGCTCACCTGTCCGACTGGGATAGTAGAACCAGAAAGAGATCTTCCTTGGGTATGCTCTCTTGATATCCTGCAACGCCCCAAGCAATCACATTTACAAATAAATGACTTTGATTGCATCTGGATCGGCCACAAGGGATGCGATTCAGACCCAATACTTGGCGGAGACGCGGGGACGAGGATAGAATCAAGAATACTCCCAAACATGGCAAATATGATGTTTCCATTAAGGGATTGGACTCATGAGGATGTATGGGAGTACATAGAATCAAACAATGTCCCATACGATTCGGATCGATACGAGAAGACAGATGGCAAGTGGGGTGAGAAATTGGACAAGCGTCACAATATGGACTACGTTCACGCCTGCACCAACTGCATTGATTGCAGGTCAACAGCACCAAAATTCACTCATTGCCCAAAACTTGACATGATCGTTGAAAATATCTCATCAATTGTCCCGTGGGCATCACAGGAAAAATCCACATACATGAAAGATTAATATTATGGCACTACTAGGATCAAGCATCGACCCCAATTTAATGATTAACGACTATAGCGGATTCGCTAGAGCAGGAGAAATACAAGGGCAGATGTATGCCCAGATAGGGAAAGATATCGCAGGAGGTATTTCCAATGCCTCGCAAATTACTCAGCAAAACAAGCAGATGCAAGGGCAAGTAGATGCAGCGACAAAAGGCTATGAATCTCTTGCAAAAGCATTTCCTAATCAAGCTGAGTTTTTTAATTCTCAGGCACAAGATATGATAGATCCGAATTTAAGTCTTTCAGATAAAATTGGACGACTGAGTAACGGGCAGCAACTTTTTGGAAACTTCTTGAGTATGGAGCAATTGCGTCAAAGACAGCAACAACTCAATATGCAGAAAGCATCAGCGGCACAAAGTGAGGCGAATGTAAACGAAAACCCTAATGGTTTAAAGTTCTAAAGTAATGATAAATATTGACGACCATTTCATCAAAGGCTCATCAGGCTACGAAACAACATCTCAAGCACTTGCTGAGATCAATCGTGCCAGACAAACGGGAGATCCTAACCTTGTTGCAGAAGCTGATCGGCTTGAAGCTAACCTTGAAGCAGCTATCTTTAACGCAAAGAAATCAAAAGGTAAGGATTTTTCTGGATTTAATGCTGTAGTTAAATCAGTAGGAGGGCTTAGTCCTCAAGTCAATCTTGTCGTTGAGAATAAAAATAAACAGATAGATGTTATCAATCGTCTTGATAATGTATTAGCTTTAAGCCGAGAGATCAAGAATACAATTGCTCCAGAAACCTTAGCTAGACTTGATTTGGCTAAACAGTCCGGAAATATTAAAGAAATCGAAAGTATATCAAATTATATTGATGATACTAACAAATCGGCCCAAGAGAGAAATTCTAAAATAGCTGAAGAGCAAGCTAAGGCTGAAATAGCGATCAAACAGCCACCCAAGAAAACAGTTGGTGATATTTCTTTTGAGCAAAACGCAGCCGCTGCGTTGCGATATGCAGATGATCTTGAATCAACAATTAACCAATATGGAACCTTTGAAGCATATAATTCAACTGGATCAGCTAAATTAGCACAGCTTCCATATCAAATGGCGATTGCATATGCAAAGACAGTTGACCCTACATCGGTAGCAAGAGAGGGAGAGGTGGACGCTGCTAAGAAATATCTTATTCCTATTGGGATGGGTACTAGGGATGAAACAGCATTAGCCGCACTTAGAGGATTTAGAAAGGACATTGAAGAAAGAGTAAAAGAGTATAAAAAATCAACTGGCTCAAGTATAGAAGTTCCAGAGGAGAAGGTTAAAACCCAAACCACAAATCAGAACGCTCCAATTACTAAAAACAGACCACCATTAAAGGGTCTTGATGGTAAGAGAGAGAAAGCAGCACCTAATAATATGATGGAAGAGGAAACAACTCCAACAAACTCAATTGAGGCAGCTAATATATTTTTCAATAAAAACAGATCACCCAAATAACCAGATGCCATTCAATGTATCGGAGGAAGAGAAGCCGAAATTCAACAAGCGTGTTCAAGAGAGTTTCACTCTACTGAGTGAGCAGCTTGAGGATACTGCATTTCAAGGAGCGGCTTCAGAAGATCCAGCTATTGAGTTAGATTCCATAAGGGACGCTGATGGCAACATTATATCAAACTCACTAGACTTATTCTCCACCCCATTAAATGGAGATAAGAGCAAAGCACTTGGACTAGTTGATGCTGACGGTAACGCCACCGATAAGGGCGAGCTATTCTTCAACATGAAGGAGGCTGGAATGTTTGATGATACTGGAGTGATCACAGACAAGGGCAAGGCTTACCTAATGAAGCCCATAGAGCTAAAGGATCCAAAAAACCTCCCAGCGTTCACTCAGCTATGGGACGATGGAGTAATCCGTGGTGACGAGACGACATGGGAGCAGAAGGGCGAAGCTCTAATGGATTTCGGTGGCAATATACTAGGCGGTATTGGTGAGATTGGATCAAACATCGGCAAGAACCTTTACTATCAACTTGATAACCGAAAAGGATTCGGAATTCCTTTTTTTCGTTCTGAGGAGGATGACAATACCCCAGAATGGTTGAAGGCTGAGAACGTGGCTATAGATATATCGGTAGGTGAGAAGATAGCTACAAACCTTATGGAGATGGGCCGGATGGCAGATATCGCTGGATCTTGGGTTGCAGATAAAATGATGGATCCTGCTTACTGGGGACAAAATGAAACACCAGCTAGAGAGGATTCTAAAGCACTATACGCATCTAGACAACGTCAGTGGGCAATGAGGGAAACTCTTAAAGACCTTGAGGTAGGAGAGGTTGCTGAAATGATAACTGAGGTTAAGGGAATAGTAGATGAGGCAGAGAAAGCCAAAGAGGTAATTGGAGAGGAAAGATTTAAAAAGATAGTCGAAAGGACTGGAGCAACCACAGAAATGTTTGGTTCTCCTGAAAACCTTATCCCCGCATCTTTTGCGTTCAATCTTGGAAAACTAGTTCCACTAGGCAACCGAGCAAGTATTGGCGCACAGAAAGTTCTTAGTAAGGTTTTAATCAAAGAAGCTGAAATAGGAGCATTGGAAACCTCTCTTGAAGCGGCAAGGCTTACAGTCGAAAAGGGAGCAATATCAAATAGGCTGACAAGCAGATTCATTGAAGAAGCTGCCGCAGTTGGAGCTAGCCCCATTTCTATTTCAAGGGGTGAGAAGGCTGCTGAAATCGCAGCAAGAACAGCCAAGATTACAGATGAGGCGACAGCAGCTATTCCAAGATTAACTTCAAACCTCGACGAGGCAGTTAAACTTAGAAATTCTCTATCAACTAGAATCCCAGAAACTGCTGCAAATGCTACACTTAAAACATTAGAGGCTGGCAGGCAACTCAGAGGATTACCAGCCAAAGCAATTGGTGGAGCATTAGAAGGATTTGGTAATACGCTCACTAAGATTGATGGAAGTATCTCAAACTTTTTAAAAGAACGAGGTCTTGATCAAATGTATAGTGCTGCACTTGGTGCGGCGGGTGTCGTAGGTGTTGCAGGAAGCCCTGTAATCGGTGCTATTGGAGCAGGTGCTGCGGCACTAAAGGCTGGCAAGATGATAACTAATTACGGGAAGTTATTCAAGTATGTCGGCAAGGAAATGGTAAAGGTGAAAGGTCAAATTCCGTTCTGGAAACGGGTGGCTGCACATACCGAAGCTGGATCACTTAATAGAGCTATAGCGCATTCATTTAATATGCTGGATTTAGGTGGTGTCACATCAGACACCCTTCGCAGAATCCCAAGGGGTATAGCAGCAGCAGCTCCATCAGATTTAATGTTTGAATGGCTTTCCGATGGTGCGGATATGCGACCAGAGACGCTCTATCAAGCACTATCTGAATCGGTGTATATTGGTGGTTCATTTGCGGCAGCGGGTGGGGCATTTATGGGAACTAAAACCCGTATGCGTCAGCTTGCTATTGGTGATCAATTAAACTTCAACCAAGGTCTTACAGATCCACGTCAAAAGGTTCTGTATAACCAATTAGACCCCGGCACTCGTAACGCGATTGCAACATATTCCATCGCCAACCCAACCTTGAACTATGTCTTCAAGGACAACGGAGCAAGTAACTACGACCCGAATACTAATACGGCTACGATCAACGTAAATTCAAACAACTCGATCAAACCTCTCATCGCCCACGAGACTCTCCACCACACGCTCATTAAGAACAACATGGAGGCTGGTATCTCAGCACTATTCCTCGGTGATACAGTTAACAATACTGTAGGCGGACTACTTAGATCAAAGGATGGAAAGCTCGATCCTAACTTCAAAGCGTTTACGGATGCTTATTATCAACGATTGAATATTGCAGGCATGACCGATGCCGAAAAGAACGCTATCTATCCATTGGACAAGATGGCCGTTGAATACTTTATTGAGCAACACTCTGATCAGTATGCAAGCATGGCAGAGAGTGGAGAGCTTGGAGCTATTGCAGCAAGTGGAGATATCAAAAGAAAACTTAGCGGTGTCCTTGAGACGGTATTACCACGCATCCCAGTGCTGAGGGATCTTCACTTTAAGAGTGGCGGCATGATCGACAAGGACGGTGGATGGGTTACCGGCAACGGCATCCTTGATGCGGGTGGTGTTAAGACAAATCCGATCACCAACAAGATGTTCCGTGACATGAATAGACGTAGCTCTGGTCTTGCACCGGGGCAATTTGAGCCATTGGTAAGTGATAAGCAAGACTCTGGCGCACAGCTATCATTAGACCCATCCAACCCTATCGACTCGGAGCTTCTGCATCCACTAGTNAAGGTNGACGAGAATGGATCACCAGTCCTCGTGGACGGCAAGCCAGTAGCATTGGACAAGGTAACGCTCCTTCAACGCGCACTCGCTGGTCTTACGGCCAAGGAGGTAATGAGCCGGAAGAAGGCAGAGAACTACATCCCAGAGAAGGGCGAGGCCCACGTTGATGATGCTGGCGAGTTCCAACCCGGCTGGTTATCAAATGACATCCTTGCAGAGATGTTCGCCAAGAACAGTTTCAACCCCGAACAGAAACGTATTATCCGCGAGATGAACAGGATGATTCGCAAGGGTGATGGTGGCCGTGCAGTCATGATCAACTTCCCTGCAACCACCCGCAACAAGGCTGGAAAGGTCGTATACAAGGCACAGGGCGCAACCCTGCGTGATACGGTTCCTGTGGCTATTACTATCTCAAAAGACGGCAACCTTGTGTTTGGTCTGATGTCCGTGACTAAGCTCCAAGAGAACATCCAGAAGCGTTCACAGAGCCGCCGGGGTAAGAAACTCTATGGTGGTAACGTGGATCTCATCCTGCGTGATACACAGGCAATGATGCAGTTCCACAAGGACGGCGTTGATAGTATCGAATACTTCAAGGAGAAGTATGGTGCCGTCGAAGCCACCGAGCGTAAGAACTTCATCAACACGATGTTCGGATTGCTTAATCAGAAGGAGCAGGCAGTGCTTAACCCTATGCTTATCGAGGATGGCGTTAAGAGCCGTGACAACGTGTATCGCACATATCGTGCGGATCGCGTCAGTAAGGCTGTTGCAATGTCACCAGATGACTATCCTGCAATGCCATTCAGCTACGAGGCTGCGAGCCAAGTTAAGATGCCTGAGCAATCAAGGTATATGCCGGAGGCATCTTATGATAGCATAATGGAGAGATATAAAGAAACGCCAAGCACTGAAGTTTCAGCAAAGGGAAGAGTTTATTCTCCAATTATTCGTGACCTCCTTCAAAGAAGAAAAGCCGGGGAAGTTATTCCCAAGTCTGTAATGGATCGAGCAATTACTGAGCATTTCCCATCCTATAAAGTTAAGGTTCCTAAATCGCCATCAGATTTACCATCTCAAGCCAAAGTGTTGGCATCAATCACGTCTGATAAACGGGAAGCGCATCTTGAAACGATGGAGAAAGGTCTTCCCCCAGAAGGAGAGAAGGTAACAGTTCGTCAAGACGTTCCAGCGATGACAGACTTTGGAGTTGGTGTTGTAACCACCACTACGAAAAACGGTAAGATATATCGTCCAAGCACCAGAATTAAAGATCCGGTATTTGTGCTTAATGAGATTCAAACCGAAAAAATCGGAATGGGTGAGGGTAAAGCCCCCCACATTGTAGTTAATGGTAAATGGGTAGCAGATCAAAGTTTTCCGAAGGACTTGGATACATGGACGCAGGTTGGATTTAACCCTGACAGGCACTCATATTATTATGAGCGAGGAACGAATAAGATGGTAGTTAGCGGTGAAGAAGCACTCCAGATTGGTAATACTGTATTCGTTAAGAAACCTGATTTTGGAGATCCTATGGATCCAAAGGCAGTGAAGAGGTATATGCCCGAAAAGGTCGATGCCGACTACATGAAGGCCGTTGAAGAGGGGGATGTGGAGATGCAGCAGAGG